ATTATATATGTATTAATATTTTCACACATATTGTATAATAATTATATTCAAAAGAGTTATTTTTAAATGTTTTGATAGTTGTAAACATTAAAAGTTTTAGGTAATAAAAGTATAAAAGTATAAAAGTATAAAATGAAAATATTATTTTTATTACAAAAAAAATTATTTTATATTATTCTAATATAAATGTCTATTCAAATATTCAAAAAAAATATACCTAATGAATTATTGTTTAATTTATTAGATACTATATGTTTAAAAAATGAAAAACACTACATATTTAATATAGATTCATTTAAAAAAGGATTATTTAAAGAAATAATACAAAACTTTCTAATTGAATGTAAGCCATATTATCATTTATCTAAGCAAAAATACTTGGATAGAAAACTTACATACAATACTTTTACTACTATTTTGAGACAAATATGTAATTTTAATAAAATTACTTATACATCTCAAATTAAATATGATAAATCAAGTTATTGTATAGTATATTATATTTATTATTAATTCAGTTATATTTCATATTTTTTTACATATTATAATATTGAACATTATTATAATATCAGCGAAGGAATATCTTTAGGTTGGAATTGTCATAGTGCATCCACTGCTGTATCTATTGGTTTAATAAATACAAAAGAAAACGGATATAAAACTTGTCCATTTGATGAAATGATGACGAAATTAAAAGACTCTGTATATAATCAGTGCGTATTAAATTACAAAGTATGTAAAGTGTTACTAATATCTTCGTTTTGTTCCACCAGATTTCCTTGCCCTTTTTGTTTTACTTGCACGTGACCTTACTTTCGTTTCAACAAATTCTGGTTCTTCTTGATCAATATTATATTCGGTATTAAATAATTCATCTTCATCATAATGATCGCTATCATCACCACCTTTTTGGTTATCATTATTTTTATACATGTATAATCCTAATCCTCCTACAGCTAAAACGGCTGTTGCTAAAAGTAGAGACATTGTTTCGTTCATAATTATAATAAATTATTTTAATATAATTATGTTATTTTAACACATAAATAAATTATATTTTTTATTTTACTTTTTATAATTTTCATTTAGATTTATTTATTACGCTTTTTAGTTTTTTTATGCATTTCACTTGCTTTGTTTTTTTTGCTTTTACCACCAAATGAATAAGAGTTTCTGGAATCCAAACTGTCTCTTGGACCATAAGGACTATATTGATAACCTTGTTGTTGAACTTGTTGTTGTGAATTTCCTCTAAATCCTGATGCTAAATTTCCTACTCTTTTAGAAACACGTGTATCCCATAGATATAATCCAAAACCTGCCATAGCTATAGCTGTTCCTGCTATTATAAATGTATTTTCATTAAATGACATTATATATATATATTTTTAAAAATATTTTTAGTAATTTTTAATAACAAAATATCTAGTATTCATTATAAACGCTTCTCAGCATTCCTAATACCTTAAATAACTCTCTCCTTTTAAATTTTAGCTTATTATAACCTGTTAATTCGTAATCTTGTGACTCATAATTCTTCAAAAATTGAAAATCAATATCGTTTGAATCAGCTGGGAAATTATCATAATTATAAAGAATATATGTCCATAAATTTTTCTTACAATTGACAAAAGTAATAAAGTCATATAAACTATAAATATCATTACAAACAAATGAATAAGTACATGTATTTACTCTTTTAATGGGATTTCTTTGTCCTCTTACAACATAATGATGTTGTTTTTTATCGTAAAAAACAAATAAAGAATTATCTAAAAATTGAAGATTATCTACATCATATTCTTCGATTTTTAATACCAAACAATCACTAGGGTTTTCAGTTTCAGTTGAACTCATTGATAATATATTATAGACTATTCTATTTAAATATATTTCAATTAATAATTTATAAATGATAACAATTATGATGTGTTTGGCTCAATACTTATATCTTTTGGTGACGTAACCTCCCATACGCGCTGATTCTTTAAATTTAATATATTTTCCATTTTATAAAAAATGGTGTAATTAGTCATCCAAGACAACTCAAAACATTGTTTTATATAATTTGGTCTCAATTGAGATTTATTATTTATCGTATTACAAATACATACATAAAAATCTAATGGGATATTCATTGTATTACCCATTTCATCTGTAAAATAAATTACACCCCAAGCATTATTCTCTTTTTTCAAGTTTAAAATAACATATTCATTTAATTTTATTTTAAATGTTTCATCCTCATCAAAATTCATGAATGTAATGTTCATTATATATTGAAATTATATAAAATATTAATATATTTTTTATATAGTTTTTTATAATTTTTTATATTTTTTTATAATTTTAACGTTGTGGATAGGATGCCTTCTGTAAATTATCACCCAAGAAATTTGGTTTTAACCCCCAATAAGGGGCTTGAGAAGGAACCCTCCAAAAACCCACAAATTGGCCTGTTGTTTCTTTGTTTTGAGATGGTGCCAAAGGCTCCAAAATGCCTGTTTTACTATCGCCTGAATTTGATAGTAATAAATAATTACCAATGATTGTATTTGACTCCATCGCTTGTTTGGCAGAAAGCCTAGCAAACCATTCATATTTATGGCGTTTAAGTATTTCATCCGCAGGTATATAAATACCATATGTTCCTGGATACAATTGTAAGTAATAATTTGACATTAAATGATCCAATACAATTGGTTTCTCTTCTATGGTCTTTGTTCCTATTTCGACACCATCAATCATATTGATTTTACCACTTTGGATACGTGAATTACACCAACGATTGAAATCACCTAAAAATACACTTTGTGCTGTGTTGTCACGAGACATAATACGTTGAATAAAATCACATAACTCTTTTACTGTTTCACACTCTTTTGGAGCACCACAAAAAGATAAATTAGGATAATAGTCGAAATCTGTAGATGTAATATTTCGGTCTGTTGTTTCGCACAAAAACATTTTACCTCCTCTAGTTCCTTTGTGATAAAGCCCTATCAAGTTCTTTAAACATACAAAAGATATGGGACACATTAAACCACCATAAATATATAAAAGTTTGGTTAAGCCTAATGTTCTCATATTAGAGAGAATTGGATCACTAATAGTTGTCATATTAATATCCCAACCTGGTATTAATCTATGAAAAGCATTATCATCAATAATGCAAATAGTAAAAGAATCATCACATTGATTGATAATACTTTTGACAGTTAAATATAAATAGGGTTGATTTAAATCAAAAGAACTACGAGAACCAAAACTTAACCATCTTCTTGAGTTATATTCATAAGGAACATGTATCCATAAGATAGGTTTTTTACTCTTACCTAAAGTTACGTCATCTAGTAAATATTTTTGTATAGCTTCGTAATTATCTTTATTTTCTTCTTTAATACGTTTATCTTCAAATTTTCTATATAATATAGCTAATACTGCAAAGATAAAAAAAAGGATTATATAATTCATAAGTGAAAATGACTTCATATAATATATTATTATATTTTTATATTTTTATATTTTATAGTAATTTTATGGGTTTTCGGTTTTTATAGTGAAACTAAATAAATAGAATAATAATAAATGTAATAAATGTAATAAATTTATACAAATACAATAGAACAGCAACAAAGAAAGCATATTGTGTCTTCTCTAATACAGCAATTTTTATTAACTCTAAATTCAAAACACCATGAACAACAATCTAAACATGTGCAACATTTTTTATCGCTATCTTTATAAATTGTGTATATACTTGCTGGCGAACTATTAAAGAAACACCACAATAGTGCGTCATCACTACAACACCAACAAGGACAATACTTTGTCTTTTCTATATTTAAACTAATTAATCTATTGTGTTGTTCATCACTCAATAATATAGATTTTAAACTAATATCTTGAACAGATTGATTTGACATTTTTTATTTTGATTATATTTTGATTATATTTTATTTGCAGTAAAAAAATAATAATAAAGCATTTCAATTTTATTATTTTATTGTTTCAAGGATTATTTTGTAAAGCGATAACCAAGTTTTTACCACATCTCACAAAAAATTGATGCAATTGTCCTGGATCGGAACCAGTAATCATATCATCTGGTATATAGGTTGAATTACCTTTTTTATAACATAACAGTGCAGGTATTCCATTTACCATTTTCTTCGACTTCAAAAAAGAATAAAAATCAAATGATTGATCTACATCTATATCCGCACATACTACTTCTGGTGGTGAGGAAGCAAAAAAACCATGGACGGTTGGTTTTATCTTCGAACAAGGTTGACACCATTGTGCTCCTAGCTTTATTATAATTAACCCTGGATTATGCTGTAAAAGATGAAAAAAAGCATCTCTATTAGGAATTTCACTAATTATTTGTTTAGACATTAATTATACTTATTATTAGTATTTAATAATTATAATTTAAACCCTTAAAGATTGATTAGTTATTCTAAAGTTCAATCAATTTCTATTGTTTTATCTATTATCACCTCTTTTGCGATTTTTTTGATTATTTTATCCTCTTTCTCATCATCATTATCTCCAGAACCACCCATTGCTTCGATAATAAGTTTGTTATATTGATCGGAGAATTTGGAATCACTTTTGTTACAATCAGGATGTCTAGCTTTAAACTCTGTTATCAAATTTGAGTTTTTATTAGCTATTTTTTTGATAGCCTTTCTTAATTTTTTCTTTTCCTCGTTTTCTTTTTCCCATTTATCCTCATCTTTAATATACATTATTTCACGTTTGGAGTCACTACAATGAACAGGCCTTTTATGAACATCCAATGCTTTCAAATTCTTTACAATAATATTAGATATACCTTCTACAAAACCTAATTTGCCTACATTTTCTAAATCAACTAATTGTAGTTTGAGAGAATCTACAAAATCGGTTATATTCATAGCATCTTTGCAATATTCATTTAAAAATACATTCAAATTAAATGTCTTATTATGTGAATTAATATTTCCATTATTAATAATAGTAGGACTATTTTTATCTTTACACATTTCTATAATTTGGTTTTGTAATTGATTATTCTTATGTAATAGCGTAATAATTAATTCCTTTTCGTTAAATGTTTCGTTTGTAGATACTTTGGCGGAATTGTTCATGCTTTGGCACTTTTTTTTGTGAATGAATAAACTTTGACGATGTTTGTATTGCTTTCCACAATGACATATGTAAGTGTTATCGTCTGTGGCGCTTTTTGGCGCCAAAGCGTCAGTATTTGTCAGCATTTTGTCAGTATTTTGGTGCTTCAGTGTCAAAATGTGTCTATTCCATTCATATTGCTTGCTACATGAGAAGTCACATAATTCACAATTAAATTTTTTGGCGCTTTTTAGCGCCTTTTTGTCAGTATGCGTCAGCATATAATTCTAAAATATTTTATTTTTAAATTCTTTTAAAAAAAAATTACAATCACAAATTTTGAATTATTTTTTTGGTGACCAGACGCTAATTTTTCATTATGGTAAGCGGATGAATCAAAAGTCGGAAAGTGTTTTCACTTTTCAAAAATGGACAAAAAAAATGTCCAATTTTCAAATCCCCAAAAAACTTTTGGAAAAAAAAAATGAAATTCGCACTACACGTGGGGTACCTGTTTTTTGGCCACTTTTGCCGGTTTTCTCTACATTTTAGTAGTACACCGCCTTTAAATAGGTTTGGAATATATATTATTTTACCTACTTAAAGAAAGTAAAAGAATATTTGAATGAATTAGTTAGTTAGTTAGTTTTGTGAAAGTTTATTAGTTAGAATTTGATCTATAGGTTTTGATAAATGATATATGATTTTCCATTTATTATTATTTATTTCGGTATATTGGGTCTTTATAAATAGCTCTATTCCTT